GGTAAGTATTTAGTATCTAGTACAGTTTGGTGTGGTGCTCCAAACATTTGCATTAAGATGGACGGTGACATCGTTGTCCCATCGTCTTGGACAGATGGAACACCTGTCTTGGATTTTGACTATGCTCAGATGCACGCTCCCGCATGGGTGTTTGCACCTCCGTACAACCAAGAATCGCCACCTCGCGGTAATCTTCATGGGTGGAATCTGTGGCATGAGTTGTCGATAGTTCGCACCAGCACTACTTGGAAAAACTCGGATGTTGCTATCAAATACGACACAAGCAAGCTAACATTCAACAGCAATCCATCAACCGATGTAATCAAGATCAACGGTAAAAACATTACATACGGTACAACAATCTCGGCAGGTGCTACCGCTTCTGACTCTATTGATAACCTAACTACATGGCTTGCCGCTAATCAACCGTATACACGTTACTACAAAGACGGATCAAATGTTCTGTGGTTATATGGAGCATCACCACGTTCTACAAAGATTATGTCAGGCTCTGCCATTTCACAGCAAAAATGGAATATGGGCGCAGTTGGTGTACGTCAGACGAACGCTTGGAACTGCCGTTTCAAATTCCGAAAACTGTTTAATTTTGATGTAGGTTTGTGGCATGAACCTTGGAACAACCTTGGCGGGGTCACTCCCGGCGTTGAATCACAGTTTGGCTCTGAAAACAACACGGTAGATTTTGGAAAGGTGCAAGACTGCCAGATTGCCCAGTTGTTCTATTCTGGTGACCATGGTATAGCGGAAGACATGGAAGGTGGTTACATCAACGACACACGAATTGTTGACGGTAGCATCCGTTTTATCCAAGGTTCTACACTGAATGCGTATGTCACTGTTATTGATGCTACTGAAACAATCGGGTTGTTCTTTGATTACATAGATGCTGAGGGTACAACCAGCACACCAACTGTAAATGAGCTTTGTGGCATTTTGGTAAATGGTGGTAAGACTTACAACATTATCTACAAAGCTAGGAATGAGGCGTTTAACATTCTGTGTCGTGCAGAAGTTGGGAATCCTCTAGACGCTAACTATATATCGGGTGGCCCTTATAACATTTGGATAGAGCAAACAGAAACGTATGCACGATACGATCTAGTGGCTGGTGAAGGTAATTTAATTGTTGACGATAATACGCCAAAGAAACGTATCTACACAACAATGTCTGCTGATCGTAGGATTGTTTCACCCTCTTTTTCAAACCCGTTTACAACAACAATTTGTGAGAATAACAATTTATTCCGTGGAGCCAGAACAAATGGCTCTACAACAGTGGTAGACGGATTCTCTTGGTTTGTTAACGGCGAAGGCTATGTCAGACACGACTATGGTTCAAGTGCTTCGTACTCTTTAAACGGCCTTGTGTATTTAGACAATACGCAGGGTATCGGGCAAGAACTCACGTCTTTGACGGGCGACGAGCAATTTGTACTTGTGACATCATCTGGGTCTGGTAGACCAAATGAGTCAGAGGTGCGAATCAATGTTAGGCTTTTTGACAATACAAATACCGAAATCACTGCCGCTGATTCTGTACTGATTTCGTCAAACTTTGACGCGCCTACATATTATGATGCTACCAATAAATGTTTTATCGCTGTTGGCGGGTCAATGCTCACAAGAAGCATAACTTTTAAAAATAGCAACATTCGCAAGGCGTTCATTTGGGTATGCTCAAACGTCGGCTATCAGATTCCTATTGAAAGTTTTGGGCTGTATCAGCATTGGTCTTCTCAGCCAGCGCAGATTGAACCCAATACGTTTACTGGAGGATCAAAAGGTGTTGCATCGTTAACAGCGGCTGCAACAGCAGGAAAAGGTGCACGTTCTTTTGTTAATGATGCGACAGCAACCACTTTTGCCTCGGTTGTTGCAGGTGGCGGTGCAAATGCCGTTCCAGTTTACTCGGATGGTACGAACTGGCGAATCGGCTAAATGAACAAACTCTACAACTTCATAGCTGACCAAGCTGTCCGACACTGTATGGCGAATCACTGGTGAAGGTATATCTTGACAAGCGCCTTCTTAGCACATAATTTTTAAAGGAATAACAATGTCAACAATTACAGATTTAGAGAAGCAATTTTACGAACTGTATATTGCTACACCTCCTTCCACAATTACAGATTTAAAAAATGCTTTTCTAGCTGCAATTATTGCTGGTGGCGCATCATTTACTCCTAAAATTGTCACTGAAGCAGGAACTACACGTACACTTTCAGCTGCTGATAACGGTACAATTATCTATTGTACAAGTGCTAGTGCTGTAACAATTACTACTGCTGCTGGTTTAGGTGCAGGTTTTAACTGCACAATTATTCAAGCAGGTGCTGGTAAGGTTACTGTAGCACAAGGCACAGATACTACTCGTGTTTCTTATTCTGGTTTATATAGCACTATGGGTCAATATGCGGTTATCAGTGCTGTTAGCCCTGTAGCAGATACGTTCATTCTTGCTGGCAATCTAGGTGTCTAAACATGGAAAGCATTGACCCGATCCAATATGGTAAATTATTAGCAGAAGTTGATACTTTATCTAGAAAAGTAGATGTCATGGAAAAAGACATTAAAACTTTGCTAGAACTAGCCAACCAAAGTAAAGGCGGTTTCTGGATGGGAATGGCTATTGCTTCTTTAGTTGGTGGTATTATTACTTGGGTTACTAGTAACATGGTGCTTAAATGATTTTAGATGCATTAATTGGGCCTATCAGCACCCTGCTAGATAAGTTTATTCCTGATGCAGATGAAAAACAAAAACTAGCACATGAAATTGCTACAATGGCACAGAAGCAGGCTCACGAGCTTGCTATGGCTCAAATAGAAGTTAATAAAACAGAAGCAGCCTCTACATCTATTTTTAAGGGTGGTTGGCGACCTTTTATTGGGTGGGTTTGTGGTAGTGCTTTTGCCTATCATTTTGTTATTCAACCTGTGTTATTTTTTCTAATTGCTGTATATGGATGGGAAGTACCTGTCTTACCTGAGTTTGATATGGCTTCTCTGATGACTGTATTAGGCGGCATGTTAGGTTTAGGTGGATTACGTACTTTTGAAAAATTCAAAGGTGTGTCTAAATGAAATTGTCTAAAAACTTTACGTTGCATGAGCTAACCAAGTCGGACATGGCTGTACGTAAAAGTATTGACAATACACCTAGTCTTACTGTTATTGATAATTTACAAGTGTTGGTTGATGAAGTTTTGCAACCTATACGTAACAATTTAGGCCCTGTAATTGTAACCTCTGGGTATCGTTCTCCTAAACTTAATGTGGCTATTGGTGGTAGTCCTACATCAGATCATTGCTTAGGTATGGCTGCCGACATTGAAGTATTAGGAATGGACAATTGGAAACTAGCCAATTACATTGCAGACAATTTAGAATTTACACAGCTTATTTTAGAATTTTATATTAACGGTTTACCTGATAGCGGTTGGGTGCATGTCAGTTATGACAAAAACGATTTAAAAAAAGAAATACTTACAGCTAAAAAAGTAAATGGTAAAACAGTTTACGAGAAGGGTTTATAATGCCTTTAAAATCTGGACGAAGCCAAAAGGTTGTGTCTGAAAACATTAAACGTGAGCTAAAAGCAGGAAAGCCGCAAAAACAAGCAGTGGCAATTGCTCTTTCTAAAGCAGGTAAATCCAAAAAGAAAAAGGATAAAAAATGAAAAAGAAGTGCAAAAAGAAACCCGGTAAGAAATGAAGCCAGCACTAATTCTTTGGGAAGATGCTGGTGTTGTTGATAATAACAACTGGGTTGACCATGACGATTATGCATGGCAACCTATCATCATTAGAACATGTGCATTAGTGTTACACGACGGCCCTGAAGGAATGGTGATAGCACATAGCGTAGGAGAGGGTAATGTTACATTCTCTCGTCTACAAATACCTAGAGGAATGATAAGGGAAGTAATATGGTTGACCGAACCAAGTTCTTGGATGGAAGTGGAAAAAGAGTAATTTTACAGCTTTTCAAAGAGTTTGCACGTCCAGACGTTAAATTTAAACCTGTCTGTTCGCTGCAAGAATGGAAAGATGTATTCTTAGAATTGCGTGATCCTTCTGAATACCAAGCTGCTATGACCCTTCTAGGTGATTGGGAGCATTGGCAAGAAGTACGCAACCATGTTCTCATTAAACCACACGTTGACAAATGGCAAGCTGAATTGGAAGTTAAGCTACGTTCAGAAGCCATTCAGCAAATGAAACAACATGCTAAACAGCCCGGTGGTACGGCTGCAGCTAAATGGTTGGCTGATAAAGGATATGCCCAAGAAGGCCCCAAAAAGGCTCTAGGACGGCCTAAAAAAGAAGCCGAGGTAGTACCCCTTAACCCAAGCAAAATTGCAGGCGATATGGCCCGTTTAGGAATTGTCATTGGAGGTAAACACTGATGCCGTACATGCGAAATGGAAAGCGTGATTATAAGAAACAGTACGAAGAATATGACGGTAAAGAATCTGTCAAAAAAGATCGTGCTAAACGCAATGGTGCACGTCGTCAACTAGAACGTGAAGGCAAAGTGTCTAAGGGCGACGGTAAGGATGTTGACCATAAAAAACCTTTGAGTAAGGGTGGTGGTAATGGTCGTAGCAACTTACGTGTACGCAGCTCTTCATCAAACAAATCATTTGCCCGTAAAAAAGATGGGAGCATGAAATAATGGCTAAGCCTGTTAAAAAATCTGAAATGGCTTGTAATAAGCCTAAACGCACTCCTAGCCATCCTAAAAAATCACATGTTGTTAAAGCTTGTGAAGGTGGTAAAGAGAAAGTTATTCGCTTTGGACAACAAGGTGTAACAGGCGATAAAGAACCTACAGCACGTCAAAAATCATTCAAAGCACGTCATGCTAAAAATATTGCTAAAGGCAAAATGTCTGCTGCATGGTGGAGCGATAAAATTAAATGGTGACAAAAGGTTGTGATGGTCGTTGGTATAAACCGTGTCCTAGTTGTGGGATAATGCAAAGTTATCTACGTAAAAACTATGCTGAAGAATCTATGCGACTACATAAAGAGTGTAAGTCTTGTTCTAATAAAAAAACAGAGAACTGTAGTCGAGGTTTTTATGAGGATATTCGTTTATCTTGGTTTAATAAATTTCAAACTAGTGCAGAGTTAAGAAATTTAGATTTTACATTAACACCAGAGTATCTTTGGGAATTGTTTAAAGAACAAGATTATCGTTGCTCACTAACTGGTTGGCCTATTGGATGGGCAGAAATAGGTTCTAATCATACAGCTTCTATTGATAGAATAGACTCAGATAAAGGTTACGTTGTAGGTAATGTTCAATTAGTACACAAAGACGTAAATATGGCTAAACAACAATTTTCTCAAGAATACTTTATTGAGATGTGCAGTGCAGTTGCAGATAAGGTCAAATGGTAATGTCTGAAAAAGAACTAGTACGACAAGCTGCTGAGGCAGACTTACTCACGTTTATCAAGCTAGTTGCTCCTCATCGTGTTTTAGGTGCGGTGCACGAGGAACTTTGTTATTGGTGGCAACGAGATGAAGGCAAAGACAACCAATTGGTGTTGTTGCCACGTGACCACGGTAAAAGTGCTATGATTGCTTATAGGGTTGCTTGGTGGATTACTAAGCATCCTGAAACTACTGTATTGTATGTCTCTGCTACTGCCAACTTAGCAGAGAAACAATTGAAAGCAATTAAGGACATTTTAACATCAGATAACTACCGTTTTTATTGGCCTGAGATGGTTAATGAAAACGAAGGTAAACGTGAACGTTGGGCTGTAGATGAAATTAGCGTAGATCATCCTAAGCGTCGTGCAGAAGGTGTCCGTGATGCTACAGTAAAGGCTGCAGGCATTACAGCTAACGTAACAGGTTTACACTGTAACGTTGCTGTTCTGGATGACGTTGTAGTGCCAGACAACGCATACACACAACTAGGACGAGAACAAGTTAGAGCATTCTATTCTCAGTTGTCTTCTATTGAGTCTACAGGTGCAAAAGAGTGGGCTGTTGGTACACGATATCATCCTGCTGATTTGTACAAAGACATGATGGAAATGACTGAGATTTACTTTGAAGATGATGCTGAAGAAGAAGTTGAAGTACCTGTTTACGAGGTGTTTGAACGTGTTGTAGAAACCAATGGTGAGTTTTTATGGCCTAAACAACGTAGAACAGATGGTAAAACCTTTGGCTTTGACCAAAAAGAACTTGCCCGTAAGAAAGCTAAATATCTTGATATTACCCAATTCTACGCCCAATATTACAACAACCCTAATGCAGTTGAAACACAGCTTGTGGATCGTAGTCGATTTCTTTACTATGACCGCGACCAAATTAAAAACTTCAGCGGTGCGTGGTATTTTGGAGACAAGCTTTTACATGTATATGCTGCTATGGATTTCGCTTATACAATTGGGCATTCTTCTGACTTTACCGTAATTGCAATTATAGGGATAGATGAAGATAACAACTTTTACGTGCTAGATATTGACAGGTTTAAGACAAATAAGATTAGTGTTATGTACGATAGGGCAGAAATGGTTTATCGTACTTGGAAGTTTAAAAAGATGCGTTGTGAAGTTGTTGCAGCGCAGCGTTTAATTGTAGCACAATTTAAAGACTATATGCGTAGTCAAAATATTGTTTTTACAATTGACGAATACAATCCTCCACGTAATCAAAGCAAGGCTGAACGCATTGCTGCAATTTTAGAACCACGATATACAAATAATCAAATCTGGCATTATAAAGGCGGCAACTGTCAAACTTTAGAAGAAGAAGTTATGATGGCAAATCCTGAACATGATGACGTAAAGGATGCTGTAGCGTCCTGTATTGAGATTTGTAAGCCTCCCATTAGTGGAAGGTCTTGGAAAAAACACGAGAACGTAATTCCTTTTAATAGTAAGTTTGGAGGCGTAGCTTTCGGCTAAGGACAAATATGAACGAAAATATTCAAGTAATTAATTATCAAGATGACACATTAGCAGTTAAAATTGCTGATATGTGGACACGTTGGGATAATGCCCGTAACACATGGAAGTCTGACCAACAAGAGCTTCGTGGATATTTGTTTGCAACAGATAGTCGTAAAACTAGTAATGCTAAGCTTCCTTGGAAAAACTCAACAGTTACGCCTAAGCTTACACAAATTCGAGACAACCTACATGCCAACTATTTGGCTGCTTTGTTTCCGTCTGAAAACTGGTTCAATTGGGAGTCTATTGAAAAGACCCATAATATGCTAGAATAGCGTAATGCTATCGTAAACTACCTTAAACAGAAGCTAAAAGCGTCTAACTTTCAGCTTCTTGTTTCTCAACTTATTTACGACTACATTGATTTTGGTAACGTATTTGTTACTTATGACTATGTTCGTGATACGTTGGTAGGAAAAGATGGTAATGCTATAACTCGTTATATTGGCCCTAAAGCCTACCGTATCAATCCTAACGATTTAGTGTTCAATCCTCTGGCTGAAGAGTTTAGCAAAACTCCGCTAGTTAGGCGCATGTTAAAGTCAGTTGGCGACCTAATAAACGACGTTGAGACAAAACCAGCATTAAACTACAACAAAGCTGTTGTAGCTAAAGCATTGTCTTTCCGTCAAAATTATCGTGACGATCCTGAGTTTAAAAAAGAAGTTAATATCGCTATTGATGGCTTTGGTAGTGCTGACGAGTACCTAACTGGAGACATGGTAGAGCTTCTAGAATTTTGGGGTGATGTGTACGATGAAGACAGTAAGAAGCTACTTCGTAACCAGTTGGTAACAGTTATCGACAGAAAGTGGATTTTACGTAAACAAGACAATCCTTTGTGGACAGGACAGAAACCTGTGTTCCATTGTGGCTGGCGTTTGCGTCCTGATAACCTATGGGCACAAGGCCCTCTAGATCAGTTGGTAGGTATGCAATATCGTATTGACCATTTAGAAAACCTTAAGGCTGACGTATTTGACCTTATTGCCTATCCTGTAATGACCATTAAAGGCTCTACAGTGGAGGAGTTTGAATACGAACCCGGTGCTCAGGTGTTCTTAGGTGATGAGGGAGATGTACAGTTTTTACGTCCAGATGCTACAGCTTTGCAAGCAGATATGCAAATTAATGAGCTTATGAACCGTATGGAAGAGCTTGCAGGTGCACCCCGTCAAGCTATGGGTATTCGTACACCCGGTGAGAAAACTAAATTTGAAGTACAAACATTAGAAAACGCTGCTGGTCGTATTTTCCAAAGTAAAGTTAGCTGGTTTGAACGTAACATTCTAGAACCACTACTTAACGGTATGTTAGCCGAATCTGTACGCAATTTTGAGGGCGTAGAGCGAATTAAAACACTAGATGAGGACTACGGTACGGAAAGCTTCGTTGAGGTCACTAAGGACGATTTAATGGCTGAAGGGAAGCTATATCCGATTGGTGCACGTCACTTTGCTGAGCAAGCTAGATTTATTCAAGAATTGGCACAAACAATTCAGGCTGTACAGGGTATTCCTACTGTGGCTGCACACATCAGTGGTAAGGCTATTGCCAAGGCTCTCGAAGAGAACT